AGCAGGCGATCTACCATAAATTTCTGTAGATGCTTTTAAGTATCTTGGAATAACATAAGGTAATTCTTTGAAACCGCCTATGTCGATTATATGACCTGAACTAAATTCAAAATATATCGATTGAAACGGCATATTTTTTTTATCTAATTTATTTTCGTTGTAGATTGTTCTAGGTCTAGCAACGTGAACAAGTTCAATTTTTTCAAAAGGTTCTTTCTTAAATAATTTACCAGTTTCTAAAGATAAATTTTCTAAACCAAATTTCTCGACTGCTGCGTGAACTGGAATTTTAAATCTTCTATAAACAGTATCTATAAAACCTTTATCATTTTCTTGGATATATAATTCTTTTATATGTCTTGTTGAAAATCTTAAAATCTGATCCTCATCACTTTCAATCATCATACAAGCAGTGCCAAAAGTAATTAGATCGTGATAAGCTTCAAATATTTCTTGTTGAAAATTAGACCGAGCAAACGCAGTGTACATTTTGTCGGTGACATCTTCTAACCATTCTTTAGCTTCGTCTATATCGTTTAGCTGATCTTCTTTGTATCTTAAACTAAACCAACGATTTGCTGAACTCGTCAACATACCTTGCAAAGATGACGCCAATAATTCTAAAGCGTGAATAGCCGTTGCATCAAATATTTGTAAGTTTCTCTTGTCGCCTCTTGCTCGATCTTGAGTTATCTCTGCTTTTCTTGGCTGCATAAAATCTGCACACTCTTGCCAGTGGCTTTCCCACGTTGAGCGTTGTTCCATCAGCCTAGATAAGTTTGACTTGAGTTCTCGAGCCAAATTTTTAAATTCTTGTGATTGCATTAATTATCCACCTAATAAAGTTTTCTTTGCTATTTCTAAACTTTCGTCAACACCTTCAGATGAAGTTAAGATTGTTGATCTTCTTCCTCTTCTTTTTTTATCATCGTATCTTGGATCTATTGCTTTTCTAGTCTCGATGATTGGTTTTGGCTCAGGTTTAGGAATAGGCTTAGGTGCTACTGGTTGTGGTGCTGATACAACACTTCTAACAAATCCGCCCATAAATTATCCTCCTAATAAAGTTGGTTGATTAGTATCGGCTTCAGAATCTTCTAACTCAGGTGTAGTTAAAATAGTTGATCTTCGACCTTTTCTTAATCTGTCTCTTTTTCTAGCTTCTGCTGCTGCTTCCTCTTTTCTTGCTGCATCGTCTAAGTTTGGAACATCTTCAACCTTAGGCTCAACAATTGGTGGAGGTGCTGGCATACTTGGCATTTTAAATAGAAAACTCATAATTATAATCTCTTTGAAATTGTTGTTTGTTTTTTAATTGTGATCGTTCCATACCAGTTGCTAAAGTTCTAAGCGCATCGTTAAAATGGCTTGACCAATCGTGGTTAGGTTTAGCAGAGTACATACGATCTTTTTCTTTGTACTTACGATGATAATGTCTCAAAGCATTTATAAACTTTTTGCAATTATCAACGTCTATGTAACATCGAGGAAGCAACATTTTTACTGCGTGTATGCCATCTTCGATACTTAGCTTTGGTGCTATTCTAAATCTTAATCCTAATTGATAGGCAACCTCTCTTCTAGTTCGACCAGTAGCAAAATCTGTTTGGTCTAAATCGTGAGGTCCTATGTGTTCATTATACGTATAATCTTTCTCTTTGAGGATCTGAGCGTAATGAGGAAACGCCTTGTTATTGTTTTCGTAACTATCAATAATGTTAATAGCGTGTCCAACATTTTGATAAAACAAAATAGCGGTACTATCATTATAACCAAGATCCCAAGCGGTATTAACAGGATAGCTTGGATCGTGAGGTACTCTAGCAATCCTTTTTTCATCTTCTAGTTTCGAAATAAGTTCACCATAAATTGATCCTTTTACATTTCCTATAAAAGAACACTCAAACTCTTGATTGTAAGTTGCTTGTCCCATAACGGACAATGCAGCTTTTAATTCGTCACTATCTACTAATCCAGTTTCACTAGCTTTAGCAGTATATAAAAACCAAGCATCATCGCTTTGAGCTTTTAAATACAGATCGTAAAAGATATTGTTCATACCTTTTGGTGTTGAACATAAACTCATCCAACCTTTTCGATCAGCTATTGCAGGTCTTATTACTTCATCAATCAGCTCACGGCTTACTTGACTAGCCTCATCAACTACAGCTCCATCTAAGTAAATACCTCTGATGCTATCAGGATTTTCAGATGAGAGTAATTGTATTCTTGAGCCATTAAAAAAATCAGCTCGTAATTCTGTTTCGTTATATTTGGTGTTAGGCAAATTCTTGGTGTAGTGTTTTAAATAATCCCAAGCTATCTTTTTTGCCTGACTATAAGTTGGAGCAATGTAAGCAAATCTAGGTTGATGATTATTATTAGTCATACAACTTTTGATTAGATGATTAATTAACATCACCGTTTTGCCAAACCTACGATGACAACACAAAACTGAAAATCTATGTTTGTCTAATTCTGTATGAATGAAAGCTTGTTGCTTTCTTGGTGTATAAGGTATTGTGACATTCATTAGTGAATTGTTGGTGGACCTTCAGCGTGAAAGTAGTTCATCTTAATTTTGCCAAATAAATAATCGGCAAACTCGCCAATATCCGCTTCTCTTTCAAATCCAGTAAAGACCACCATTAGCTCATCGCCATATGTGGTAAATGAAAAGGATGTAACTCCTTTGAATTTCTCAGGTATTATGTATTTCTTTTTGTTTGTTTTGCTCATCGGTATTTTATACGTATTAGACGGAGGCGCACGATATTGGGATCGATACTTTTTGCGCAATCCTTTTTATTTTTTCCAGTTTTTTGCAACACCTTAGATACCTTATCTCAGGCTCAAGAAGGCTATTCTTTATTTATAGAAGCCTTGGTACGTGTATGGTACGAGAACAGATCTTCCGAACTCCATCACACGTGCGAGACTAGCTCAATCGCTGCTAACTACCTGACCTTCTACAATCTTCTCAGGCTGCTGCCATTGAATAGTAATCTTTGTGTCTTGAATAACTTCTTGCTTATCACCATACAAGCTAGGCAATAACTTAGATGCTAGCCAACGATAATGATGCAGCTTCTCTCTGACAATACCAACATCTTTAGCTGACATTGTTTCAAGCTCTTCAATCATTTTATCTAAATAGTATTGAGTACCTACTCTTCTTGCATTTGTTATTTGTTTAGCAAAGGAAGGATGTTTAGTAATCCATCTGTTTATTGTTGCTAAACTTGGCAATTCTTTTCTACTACAGATCTTCGTTAGTGGCTGGCCATTCATCAGCTCTTGGCAAATCTGATCTGTTAATTGTGTTGTTAGTTCTAAAGATTTCATTGTTCCGATACTGCTTTAAATTACTCAAAGCTTTTAATTTACCTTCTTTTGTTTTTGGTCCAGTGCTCATTCCTGCGTGGTTTGGACAACGATATTTTTTACTTGTCTTGCAAAAGAAACCTTTACGTTTGCAGCGTACTTTGTATTGACTTGATCTAGTAAAACTTTCGCACTGATCTGGTTTGAATTTCATAACTGGTCCTAGATCGTTGGAATAAAAAAAAAGAAGTGAAAAAAAAATAAAAGTTTTTTGGCAATACGCTTACAACAGTTAAATTATACAAGTGATTTCTAATCTGTCTATTATTATGTTTTAACTTTGTTTATAGGATGATTTTAAAATTATAAAAATTTGAAGATATATTTATTACTTAAAGATTTTGTCGAAGATGTAAAGATTATTTTTTAATTTATTTGATAACTTATCTAAGATTGTCTCATACATCTTTTTAATTGTAGTTCGATGATAACCAAATTGTTTTGCAAGCTTGGTCCATTGAAATCTATTTGCTCTTAACCATAACAGCTTTCGTGCCATCCTAGGATTATCTGATACATCTTTATCTACTTCCATTAAAATATCTAAAGCTAAACCATACCTAGTCATCTGCCTTGGTGTTGCACGTAGAACTAACTTAGGCTTATCATAAAAACCTAAATCTTTTTTATCATAACAATAATCTAAAATCTTATACATTGACGGACAATTTCTGTTATGAGGCTTACTAATAAATCTTTCAGCATAAGCAGCATCATCGAGTATATCTACGATGTAACTAATTAATTTTATTTTCTCTTCAATTATCTTTTCTAAGCTTTTTTGCATTGCGTAGTACCCACGGATATTGCAGATCCTTTTCTTTTAAATTATTTAATTGTTCTTCAGGTAATTCAAGCAGCAGATCCAGCAGCTCGTATTGATCCAGCTTTGGATATAAATATTTTATTTTAACTTCTTTGTTTGAAAGATGATCTCTTAAATGTTTCCAACCTTTACTAGCATTAAATCTTTGGAAGCCTATAGACTTTATAAAAACTTTATGTCTTGGCATATCGAAAACTAAATACTTTCCACTATCTTTTATTTTAATTAATGGTTCACCACCAATTCTAATCCTAGTCATTCGTGCAAGAGAGAGCTGTACTTGTTCAACACTAATTTGAAACTGACCAGCTATATCTACTAATCGAATAAATACATTAAAAGTTTTTACGTTAAACTGCCTGCAGCAGTGTTGGTAAATCCTAAAGTCATCATCCTGCAAGCGCAGCTCATTTAATACTAAAGGATCAGATAGATAAAAAGTTGACATAGTTTTGTTGGCGAATAAATTGATTACCGCATTTGTTTTCTTTTATTTTTCTAATTAAATATTCTCTGTTTTCACAATCAGGCCCGTGAGATTTTAAAGACATATGCTCAAGGAATTGCAGCATTTGATCAGGCGTAAGATTGCGCCATCGTTTATCTGAATGAGGATAGATCCTTGTAATATCAAATCTAATTATATTTCTAAATGGAGTGCTTTCATCGACCGTATAAAAGAACTCATAAAAAGGTATCTCAGCTGCCTGAGCTAGAAATACATATGGTCTTTGCTGCCAGTGAGATTTGCCTCTAAAATTGAAGTCTTTATTATAGATAGTATCAG